CGTGCCGATCCCGTCAAATCCGGAAGCGGTCGCGATCATGCGCTCGGCGGGGATCGCCGATCTCACTATTAAGGGGTTAAACATGGATATTGAAACCAAATCAGGCGCGCGCCTGTCCGCCGCGTCAAAAGAGCGTATTGCGAAGATCCGGGCAAAATGCAACGACCTTATCAAGGATATGGACGACTTCGAGAAGGGTGTTGACAATGAACCAAATGTCAACGAGGAAGAAACCGCCAACGGTACCGAAAGCAAACCAACACCTAAGGCCGCAAAGGCTGACGACATAGTATTCACGCTGGTAGAAAAAGCTTCGCCGGCACAAGGAGAGTAGAATGGAAATGACCAAGGAACAGCTTGACGCCCTTGTGGCCGGTCAGGTCGAAAAGAAACTTGCAGAAAAAGCCGCCGAACAGAAAAGCGCGCTTCGGGCCGATATGCAGGAAGCATTTGAGGCATCGCAGAAGGTAGTTCAGGCCAAGGGCTACAAAGAAGAGCCGGCAATCCTGAAATTCGCCAAACTCGTACGCCTTGCCGCCGCTGGTAATTGCCAGCCCGACAAAATGAACGACATGGCCGAAAAGATGTACGCCGACGATATCGAAATCAAGGGCTATACCAAGAAGGCTCTTGAAGCGGGCGTGCCCACTTCCGGCGGTTTCGGTATTCCACAGCCGCTGTCCGCGCGCGTGATTGAAGCGCTTTATGCGAATACCATCATCCAGAAGGTCGGCGTTTCCAGCATTCCGCTTGCCAACGGCCGCCTTGACATGGCCCGCATGGATACTACGTCGACCATTTCCTGGGTTGGCGAGCTTCCGACCAATACGCCGACCGCGCCGACCTTTGGCCAGGTAAGCCTTGCGGCAAAGAAACTTTCCGCAATGACCGAAATAAGTAATTCCCTGCTCCGGTATAATTCCGTCGGTATTGATTCTTGGGTCGCGAAAGACTTGCAAAACAAGTTCCGCATTGCCCTTGACACCGCGGCATTTTACGGCGCCGGAACCCTGTACACCCCGGCCGGTATGGACGTAATGTCCGGGATTCAGTCCGCCGGAAGTGCGTCGACCGCGTTGACTCAGACCGCGCCGCGTGACATGATTGCCCTGCTCAAGGCCGCGAATGTGTCCATGACCAACGTATGCTGGGCAATGTCGCCGCAGATGGAATCGTGGCTCATGAACCTTAAGACCACTACGGGCGCATGGATTTTCATGCCTGAAATGGCCGAACGCGGAACCCTTTGCGGATACCGGTATTTTGTGTCTACTTCGATTTCCTACACCGATACCACGACCGACTATGCCGATCTCTGGCTTGTCGATTACGATTATTTCATGTGGGGCGTTGGTCTTGAAATGGAATTGCGCATGTCTCAGGACGCCTCGTTCGTGTCCGGTGGAACCACGTATTCAGCATTCCAGCGGGATTCTACCTTGATCCGCGTAATTGGCGAGCATGACTTTAACGTCATGCAACCGAAAGCCATCGTAAAGGGTATTTGGTCCGTCGCTTAATCACTATGCACGGCCTAGCGGCATGACCGCTAGGCTATAAAAAGGAGAGTGCAAGATGTCCATTGTCAACAAACTGCCACAGAAAACGAAGGCTGTTTCCATGATCGTTCCCGCCGTAATTGACGGCACGGCCACGAACTCGGTCGTAATTGACCGCGCCGGATTCCAGTCCGCAAAAATCAACCTCAATTATTCCGCGTGCGTCGGCGGTGGGGCTCCTTCGGCGGCCGCGCTTTCGTTCACGGTATATTCCAATTCCGCGTCAAGCACTTCCAGCCCAACGCCGGTACTGCTTGCCACGTTCGAGACCGCGCTCGATATCCTGCTTGCGGGATTCAAGACCTACGACCTCGACCTTTCCAACGCGAAACGGTACATTTACGTCGTGTTTGATTCTACCCTTACCGGCGGAACCACTCCTTCGAACATCGTGTCGTGCGATTGCGTCCTGGGTGATCCGAGCATTCAGCCCGCCGCTGGTTCCGCTGTTACGGTATACGGTCGATAAATGATTATTGACGGCTTTGCGACGCTTGCGGACGTAAAACGCGCGCTACGAATAACTGATACGACGAACGATTCCTTGCTTGAACAGATTATATCTGACGTCAGCGCCAAGGTCGTCACGTATTGTAAACAATCATTCAAGCGCGCAACGTACACAAGCGAGCCATACGCCGTCAATAATCAACTTTTTTTATACTTGAATAACGCTCCAATCGCGAGCGTTGCTTCCGTGGTAGTATCCGGCGCGGCTTTGGTTCCCTCCGTTGCCGCCGGTTATTATATGTCCGGCGAGGATGCCCTTGCCGGACGACTTTATAAGCCCTCCGGATGGTATGGCACATACTATCAACGCGGGACGTTCCCGGATACCTTCGCGGGCGCGCGCGATATCGCGGTCACGTACACGGCCGGATATTACTTGCCCGCCGATGCCCTTTATGTAGCGGGATCCTCAACGGCGCTTCCGATGTCGATTACGTTTGCCACGATCCGGGAAACGTCGATACGGTACAATAAGACCATCCAAAACGGCGACGGATTGATCGGATTGACCGAAGGCGGATTGTCTTATCAGTGGACGATGCTCGGCCGGGGCAATTCCGGCTTGACCGATGAGACTTGCGCGAGCCTTTCCAATTTTGTACGGGTGCCACTCGGATGATCTTGCGACATTCCGTCATAATTCAAAGCCGCGTACTCACCAAATCAAGCGAAGGGATCGTTTTGTCCACCTGGTCAACTTTTAAGACCATTGCGGCCGATGTACAGCCGGCCAATCTTAACAAGGTAGAGGCGCAGGCGTTCGGGATTACTGACCGAATGGCAAATACCAAGAAAATGTTTTTCAGGTTTGATACCACGATTGTCGAAAAGATGCGAGCGGTATGGAACGGGAAAACCTTTGACGTGATGGGTTTGAACGATTGGAATGAACATTGTGCCGCCCTGCTTGTCCCGGTGGTGCAAGTATGACCGACGATATAAAGGATCAAGTGGCCGCCCTGCAAAAAGATTTTCGCAAGCTCAATGAAAAAGCTCATACCGGGCTTGCAAAGGCCATTTTGACGGCGGCGTATAACGTGGAAAGCACTGCAAAAAAAATGGTTTCACGGGGACGAACGGCCGAAAGTATTGACGGCGCTCCTCCGCGCGTTGATACTGGCAGGCTACGGGCAAGTATTACGCATAGGCTCAAGTCAACCGATACGTCGGTATACGCGGACGTCGGAACTAACGTTGAATACGCCCCGGAATTGGAATTCGGAAGTTCGGCGCGAAAATGGAAACATCCATTCATGACTCCGGCGCTTGATAAGAATGAGAAGGAAACGGCGCGATTGATTGACGAAGCGATAGGCGAGGCGGTGGACAATGCTTGACGTCAAAGCCTATGTTTATGGATTACTGTCAGGATCAACAACGCTTACTACGGCGTTAGGTGCGGGGTCAATCGTGTACGCGTTTCCGCAGGCGTTTGAAACGTTGCCGATTGTCAGTTATGAGGAAACGAACCAACGCGCTACGGATGATAATTACGGTGACAATCTTTCGCGCGGGTGCGAAAGTGATATACAGATTGACGTATGGACGCGATTTGATACGTCAACTAGCGCGATTGTGAAAATCGTTGACTCCATTATGGAGGCGGCGTTATTCAATATTGATTTTTCCGGGGATTTTAACGAGCCGGAAAACCGAATACAGCACCGAGTCATAAGATATTCGCGCAAGTTTATGATCGGTGAAATCTAAGGAGGCCATGCTATGGCTGCAACCCCAAGAAGTGCCTATGGACTGTCCGACGTTGTGTACTCGGTCTACGACGTCGCCGCCGGAACGTACGGCGCAGTAAAAACCCTGCCCGGTGCCGTTGCCTTGTCTTTCGACTCGGCTTCGACAATCACAACCCTCTACGCCGATGACAGCCAGTATGACGCGGCCGATGCCGTCGGTGATATGGGCCTGTCGCTCGAGAACGTCGACGTAACGCCTGACAAGCTCGCCGAACTTACCGGAATGACCTACTCCGCCGGCCAGCTTATCCAGTCGCCGACCGACCTTTCCCCACATTTGGCGATTGGTGGGAAAATCAGGCTTTCCGGGAAAGACGGCTCGAGCAACGTATTCAAGTACGTTTGGTATTACAACGTAGTACTGAACAAACCGTCGAGCGAAGATAAAACGAAAGCGACTTCGGTCGAGTTCCGCACCATGAAGTTCGAAGGCCGGGTCTTGAAAAACCTGACCACGAATTGTTACAGAATGGCGGTCCGTACCGATGATACCAACGTTGCCGCGCTTACCCTTTCCGGCTTCTTTACCACGGTATTCACGCCGGGCGGATCGAACACGGCCGTCACGGTTGGAACCGCGTCCGGAAGCGATTCCGCGAACACGATTACCATTCCGTTCGCCAAGAGTGGCGAAACGTTCTCGATGCTCGCGCCGGCTCAGTACGATATCACGATTACCGTGGTATCGACGGGGCTCTTGATCGCAGGATCGGCGACGCAAACCTACGCATTGAGCGCGGCCGGAGTGGCTCCGACGATCATCGTGTCCAATGCGAATATCACGAATGTCGCGTATATCGTGACCGTGACGAATCACGTGACCGACGTGAATAATGTCAAGGTTACGCCGCTTTCGCAGATCGTGACACCGACGTAATTTGAAACCGCGCC